AAAGAGTAAGCGACCCACTTTCTCCACTATCATCATCTCTTGGTACAGCACCACTACCTTGTATGGGTACAAAAGTTGAGCCATCTGTGGCAACTCTCACTAATCCAACGGCATCAATCAGATGTACATCTGCAAGGTCATCAGTTCGTAGACCTATGCTGTAGCTAATTAAATAAACACCATCACTACTGTCTAAAAGATATGCATCATTTGCACTATCAAAATTAGACTTTGTGTCATATTTAACAGTACCTTTCCCACCAAAATCTACAGTAGTATTGGTAATATCAGCTACTCCAGTTTGTGCCGTAGTTAAGTCAACATGAAAATATTCTTTGTCTGCTAAATCAATTCCATGTACAGGGTCTACTTTTGTTAATGCCATTCGTTACTCCTATGCGTACGGACTGTCACCTAATGTACTTGTATCCCAAGCAGCTTTAAGTTTAGCTATAGTGTCTGCACTTGATATTGCACTTGCAGCAGGAGCATCTCTTAATGCTTTCTTCTTTGCTACACTTGCAGCTTTAGCATCTGCATCATCAGCTTCTAATGCTTTCATATAGATTACATCTTCAGCATCAAGTAGAGGTGTTCTAGCTTCCCTTACTTTATCCTTGAATATAGTTTTAGCTACAGCCAAATCTTCTGTTATGGTTGTACCTGATAATGACCATGCACCTCTGAAGTGCCTGTCTGAAGGAACAGTAGCATCTGAAGCAGATATACTGTTACCATCTTTGTCTACGATGTTAGTTGTTGCCATTGGTTTCTCCTTTAAGCAGCTTCTTCATTATGCGTGGTTATTTCTTCATTAATCTTCCAAGCATTTCGCCACACTCTAGTGCTTGGTAACTGTGACTTAGTACAAATGAGCATACGAGGTTTGTTGGCTTTGTCATAGTCTTGCCATACATGTCTCGGTAGGTCCTTCATAATAAGATATTCTATTGCCCTTTCTTCTGTCATAGCTTCAATAGGTTTAGTGTTGTGTAACAAGTAACCTCTTGTATGCTTTACAAAGTCAGGCTTTTCTTCATCCTTCTTGAGTTCCCAATAGGCTTCTACAGGTGGAAGTATGCCACCCTTTAAGGCACAAGCCATCCAATTAGGGTCAGGATGTGTAATCTTTGCAGGTTCATCAGGTGTCTCTGGGTCTTCCCATACAACACAGTATTCTGTTCTGTAAGGCTCTAGCTTTTCTTTCGCCCAACATAATCTATCCCAAAGATGTGTGCCTTGAAATTCTGGTGTTTCTATTGTCATGCTAAGTCTCCGTGTATTACTGTGTTTGTTACACCATCAGCATAACTACCACCACTATTTACAACGCCTGATTCATATTGTGTACTAGTAACACCATAATGACTATAGTCATAGCCATTAGTAGAACCAATTACTGCATATGTACTTGAAACAGACATTGCGTTTGAAATGTTTAGTCTTGAACGACCTGTGCCAGTATCTTCATAGCTAGAAATATTAAGTGTTTCTGAACTAGCATTTAACGTACCAGCAGCTTGGTCTCCATAACCATGAAAAGCCTTCGCACTACCATTCACAACATAATCTGTATCCACAGACTTAGCTGTACCTGTTATCTGTCCACTTGTTGATAATGTATCAAATGCTATTGTTCCGTTTGCCATTATGCTAAGTCTCCAAATATATGTCCATAAACTCTATCTTCTTCATTTGCAGTCGTTGAACCATTGGTGCTACTAACAAGAAAAGTATAAAGTCTATACAAAGTTGCTGTAGCATCTGTGCCATTATAGTCTTTTTCATGTACATGATAATCAGTTGCTAAAGCTCCAATACTATAGTTTGCACTAGCCATATCATTGGCTATCGTAATTGTAGTATCTGCTGTACCATTATCTGTGATTGATGTTGTATTAAAACTATCGGCTGTAGAATGGTCAGCACTACTAAACTTTATCCATTGCTTACACAACCCTTGCTGTATACTTGTCTGTGCTGAACCCTCACCTCTAATAGTCATAGAGTTTGCACTTGCACTAACTACAGGTGTTGAGCCAATGGTTATGGTTGTTGCAGTGGACTTGCCTGTGATTGTGTCTAGGATTACTGTACTCATGCTAGGTCTCCTGCTGCTACTATACCACATCTGTTAGTATCTGTTGAGGTATCATTTTCATAGTGTTGCAGTAATATAGTACTAGTGCTTTGCCCTTCAAAACTTGTGTGCACACTAGTTCTTGTAGATGTATCTTGTGCTCCTACTGGAACAGCAAAATCATCATTGGACATATTATTAGTAAATGTTACTGTATAAATACCAGTACCACCATCTGTCATACTTCCTACGTTAAAACTATCTCTAGCTGCTGCACCACTTGCTGTGCCATCAAATTGAACCCAACATTTAACCAAACTTTGCACAGTATTCTGTGTAACTGCACTACCATCAGAAGTGTATATGGCATTATTACCTACAGTATGTATGCCTGTAACTGCAAGTGTGCCACCAACTGTAGCATTTGCACCACTTAATGTTATAGCAGTATCACTGCCACTTGTGCCTTGTAGGGCATCTACTTTGATTCTGCTCACGATACCACCAACCTTCCACCATCATTGACAGTCAATGTAATCCCACTATTCACAGTAAGTGTTCCTGTTACCTGTGCATTTTCTGTAGCAAGTATTGTTATGTTTGTATCTAAGGCTTGTGCGTTAGTTCTGAACATACCACCATTCTTGAAGTTACCCTTGAACTCTGCTGTAGGTGTTATTGTTCCTGCTGATAACTCAAGAAAGTATACAAAGATATTGCCTGTACCACTTGAGGGTGCTGCACTAAATGTTAATGTTGAGCCATCAGGCACAGTATAAGCTGCACTATCTTGAACAACACCATCAACACTTACAAGTATTTCTTGTACTGAACCTATTGTTCTTCCTAGTGCAAAGGTTGTATCAGAACCATCACCATTAAATCTTACGACAGCAGGTGGTGCTTGGAAGTTAGCAGGTACGTTGTTGCCAATGTATGCCATATTATGTTATCTCCATGATACTTAGTGTGCCACTTAGTTTGTCTGCTACAGAACAGTCCACTCTTAATATGTCTGTTGTCTCAAGTATAACCTTACCACCTGTCAGTAATTCTAGTGAAGAACCTACGGGTATCGGTGCATCTTTAACCAAGAAAGCTGTTCCGTTGGTTGCTCCTCTACCACCACCTGACGTATCAGATACAAGTTCTACTTCTGTTGTTACTTGTGAGGTATGTATGTTTGTGAGTATAAGTCCAATCACCACTGTAGTTGTACTACTCGGAGTTGTATATATTGTATACGGACTTCCTGCAGCATTTGGCTCGGCAGCGAATGTGACTACTTTAAATGTATTTGCCATATCTTTTTCCTTATTTTAGATCAGCCGAGTGCAATAGCAAGAGCAGTAGGGTCGTCAGTGCTGAACCCTTGAGCCGACATTAATGTTACTACTCTCGAAAGGGCAGCTTTTCTGTTTGTTCCTCCTGCACCGTCATCTACAACGATGAGATCAGAGGTTGTTAAATCTGCACCTATATCTGTGCCACCGTCTATTTCTAAAGCAGTCAGTGCTACTTTACCTGCAGTAGATATTGTAGCAAGTTTACTATCTGCTATTGAAGCACCTGATGCTATGCTTGCGTTTACAACTGCATCACTTGCAAGTTGATCTGCACCTACTGCATCATCGGCTATCTTAGCTTGTGTTACTGCATCATCAACAATACTTGCAGTTACTACAGCGTCAGAAGCTAACTCGTCTGCACCTACTGCATCATCAGCTAGCATAGAGTTAACAACAGCACCTGCACCAATAACAAGGTCTATTGTATTATCAGCATCTTGATATGTTGCAGTTATACCTGTTTCAGTGTTAGAACTAAACATTGCACCTACTGTGTCAGATACAACTTCTGATAAGTCAATATTGGCAGTACCATCAAATGATACACCGTGTATTGTTCTTGCTGTCTCTAACGCTGTTGCTGTGGCTGCATTACCTGTTGTGTCTTGATTAAGTGTTCCTACAGTAAAATCTAATGTGTTGTCTGCATCATCGTAGGTTACAGCGATACCTGATTCAGTATTAGAGGTGACCATTGCACCAACAGTATCTGAAATAGTCTCAGCTAAACTTACGCCACCTATTGTTATTGCGTCGGCTTCAAGAGTACCATCAATATCTGCATCACCTGATACGTCAAGAGAACCTGCATCAAGTTCACCTGTAAGAGTTATGTTTCTGAAAGATGCTACGTCTTTGTTTGCATCTACTGTAACTGTTTTACTAGCAACAACTGTACCTACAGATGCACCTGTGTCATTGTAGTTGAGTTCTGCTGTAGTTGCAGTCACATCATCTAATATATTTATTTCAGCGGCAGTAGCAGTTATTGCTGTACCGTTAAAGTTTATTGCATCTAGGTAGGCTGTTCCATCAATGTAGATGTCTTTCCATTCTTTACTAGCTGATCCTAAATCGTGGGTGTCATCGTCATCAGGTATAATGTTAGAATCTACCTCACCACCAAACACAATGTTATCTGTGTTGGCATCACCGAGAGTAAGTGTGCCACCGTTGAATGTGGTTGTGCCTGTTACGGTAAGATTGCCACCTACACCTAAGTTGCCTGATATATCCACTGCACCATTTATGTCAACAGTTGTGGCTGCTATCTGTATTTCTGTGTCAGCTACGAGGTCGAGTTGTCCATCGGCACTGGAATTGATGTATATAGCTGTGTCTCTGAATTGTAACTTCTCTGTAGAAGCAATAAGTATGTCGTCACTAAACTCAAAATAGTCCTCGTCTTCCATCCATTTCATTACACCGTCGTTGGTCTCGCCATCGTATGTAATGGTTATATCTGTACCTGCAGTACCTGCTCCAAACGTAATTGCGTTACCTAATAACTTAGTTATAGGTCCACCTTCGTTGGCTGTACCATCGTGGGTATGTCCTGTACTGGCTTGAAATGCGGCTAATAACTGATTAAACTCGTCATTGGTATGAGCCGCAGTTATTACATCACCGTCAGTATATGAGGACTGTCTTGTGTATGTAGCTCCCATTTAACGTCTTGCTCCTAATTGGTATTCTAGTTGAAACCCTTTTATTGAATATGGTGCAGTAGCTCCTCCATCGTTCACACGCAATGCTACTGCAAAGCCTGATCCCTCTACTGCTTGTCTTACAAGTGGTTGTGATGCTCCACCGTAAGTTGGTGTTCCATATGATGATGTACCGTAAATAGCTGCTATATCTTCTGAATCAAGGGGATAAGCTGCTGGTCTAGAAGAGCTTCTACTCTCATAATCATACCGAACAAAAAGGTCTGCGTCAATAGAAGATTCAGGTGCGTAGTTAACTACAACCTTTTGCATATGCTTACGGATTCCCGGATCATTCATTGTTAAGTCTGGACTACGGTACTTACCATTTATAACTGTACCGTCAAAATCAGAACCAGACTCCTGCCTTTGTATGTATCCAGATGTTGAACCGTGTAAAGCAATCACATCTCCTGCTGATACAAATGTGTCTGTACAAGTAGGTTTTATACCTCTCATCTTAGAGAACTCAAATGTTTGACCTCTCATAACACAGATAACACCTTCTGTGAGATTATCGCCCCTACTGTCTTTTGAAAAGAATATTCTGTATTGTGTCTTATCAGGTATAACTATTGACTCAAACTTTGATGAACTTGATATGTTTTTATCAAACAAGGATTGTACATTTGCACTTATAGTTCCCAATTCCACGTCACCGATCCTAGCTGTACCTGCGATGGTACGCAAGCCATCAGGACCAAGAAAAATAAGGTCACCAGCAAATTCTTGAATTGTGTTACCATTTATACATCCGATGTTTCTCGTAACTGGCACAATAGCAAAGTCACTGGAGGAACTACCTCCTAATTTAAATATTCTGTTCTCACAAAAAATAAATAAATTATCACGGAAAACTTTTAATCCTACGATTGTGTCGTCAACTTTAATGCTACCTGCACCTGAACCACTACTAAACGCATCTTCATCAAATGGTTGACTAAACACTACCTCTTGTGGTGTACTAGACATGCCAGAATAAAACATGTGATTTTTAAAAGCTACAACGTGTTTTGCACCTTCTACAGAACTTGTTGTTATATCTGTTGCACTAAATGATGTGTTAAACACTGTGGGATCATTTGTACCATCTACGACTATCAGTTTGTCGTTGCCATCAAAGTTAAATCTTTCAAAGCTGTATTTGCCTGCACTTGTTCTACCACTATCTATGCTTGTCCAAGATGATCCACCGGGAGTTGCCTGATATATGCTAGTACCTCTAGCTGCTACAACTTTATCTGCAAAAGTAGCAACCATAAGAACTTCCTCACTTGCATTTGAAGTAAAAGGTACAACCCCTGATACATACTTAGAAAAACCATTTATCCTTCTGTAGCCACCCTCAATGTCAGGCTCAAAGTTTTCTAACTCCAAAGCTTGTCCGGGTTTCATTATAAATGTAGATTGGTTAAGAACTAATCCACCTTCACAGACGAATGGAAATGCAGCGGTTTCACTTAAGTCAGCCAACTATACTGCCCTCATGTAATTCTTTCTGTTTATAAGTTCGACCCTCATTCGTTTAATACCATCTTCGTATTCTTTGAGGGCGTATTGTGCTGTTTGTACATCAGACCTAAACATGTAGGTATAGTACTTTGCACGGGCATTGATTATTGGTTCAAACCTTGTCGGGATTATGCCTGTGTCACCGTGAGCCGATAGATCAGTGTTTGTTACATAGTAGTCAAACTTTAATGTTCTATTGCTTGTGTCTGGTATTGGTGTAAGACCTAACTCATCGTTGTATGTTGTATATACGTATTCTGGATCAGCAAACTTATCTGTATCAGGTCTAGCGTCTCTTTCTCTGTATCTTTCATTGTATTCTTCGTAAGACAAATACCTGAGTGGTATCGCTTTTATGTTCTCCATTAGTTGAACTAATTTAACATACGCTGCAGAACCTGCTGTTTCTGTAAATGTAACATAATGAGTTGTTGCAGTGGCTGTAAATGTAACTTCAGATAATAATACTTCGTTGCCACTTGCAATGGTAAGAGTAGATGACTTAGTTTGTGTGCCACCTGAACTAGTACCAATATCTAAAGTAAGTGTTGAGCCACTAGTTTGCACAAGAACAACGTAAGACTTACCTACTATTAGGTCACTTACTTCTTGTGTTGCTTTTGCACTTGTAAGTAAAAGTGTGTTGCCAAACTTAGAACTTGCTGCAGGAGAGCCTGAAACTGTAGTCCAGTTAGTTATACTGGCTGAACCATCTATCTCAAAGTCACCATTTGCAATGTAATCTTTTGGTTGAAGAAACACATTATCATAGTCAATGTACTTAAGCGTAGATGCTATTGATGCAAAGCTATATAGTTGTTTACCTGCAATTGCATCAACTGATCCTTCTGCTCTAGTAAAGGGCCAGTTAAGTTCAGAGTTAAGTATATCAGATATAGCTCTGTTGATATAGTCTTTAACGGTAGTTTGTACACCTCTAGAACTTGCAAAGTTAGAACTTGTTAACTCTACTTCGTTCATATCTCTCAGTACATTATTAACTAACGTAAGATATGTGCTTGCCATGTATTACTTACTTTCGGAGGTATCAATCTCTTTGGGATTGTTTTCAGCTACTATCTTGTTGAGTAACTGTAACTTTTGATTAGCTGTTACCATTTCGCCAAGTGCTTTATCTAATTCTTGAAGTGGCTTATGGTTTACGTTTATTAACGATGTGGCATTATCAATCTGTAGTTTGTATTGGAAAGCTAATGCCTGTGCTGCTAAGTTTTTCATATTAACTCCCTGTTGCCTAAATTATACACATAAATTATATAAATAGCAAGAAGTTTATTTTGTTATACTACGCAAGCTTTCCATTACGTCATTTATGTTAGGTTCTTTTGAATTAGGATTGTGTATACATTTATACTGTCTAGGGCAACCTACCCGAACATCTGCAAATTCTAACTCATATGTTTTATTAGCACCTTCGTATATACAAGCCATTTTATCTTTAACAACTTTTTGTTTTTTTAATCGGCAAGTAACATATACGTTCTTTTTAAGTATTCCCTGATGTATCTTCTGTTGTCTTGTGTAATTCTTAGATTTGTAGGTATAACCATCTGCAAGTGCTTTTACTGATATTACAAGAATTATAATAAAGGCTACCACCCCAACAACAACGTACCCAAGCAACTGAAAGATTTCATATATCTCTTGTTGCTTCTGTCTTGCTTCTACTCTTTGAAGTCTTTTTGCTTCCTTAGCTTCGTTGATCCTGCTAGCTCTTTCGGCTATAATCTCATCCCATGCAGTAGGACCAAACCTCATGTTGATCATAATTTTTAATTCGTTACGCTTTTCTTCAAGTAACTTACGGTCTATAAAATCTGTAGCTGAACTTTCTACCGACCCAAACTGTTCTGCTATGGACATGCCACGACCAGACTTTTTGTTCATCTGAGCTTCACCAGTAAAGAATCCGTCTATCTGTGTTGCTATATCCTTAATATCGTTTGCTGTACCAATATTTGATTTTATAAAGTCAACGCTTTTCTGTACTAAAGCAATACCCGTTAATATTTCAGCGACTACCATTATCTTTCCCCTAACTTAATTATACAGGTACTCCTTCTACCTCCTTGTGGCAGTCACAGTTACATTCTTCTTTATCACATTTGTAACATTCACAGGTGTCACATTTCTTCTCTTCGGTCAAATCCACTCTCCATTCTTCATTGCTAAAGATAATTTCATTGCACGGTTTCCCACCTGACTTGCCCATCTTGAGTCAATCATTTCTTCACAAGCAAGAGGATAATTAACTTTCTCTATCGCCAACCACATGTTTACAAATTTCATAAGACGAGGAACACCCATATTAAATGCCATGTCAATAAGTACCATTTGTCGTACATCGTTAAGTTGATTTACAATTGGTTTATTGGCAAGTAATTCTTTTTCTACAATAGCTATGTCATTCATGCAAAGATAGTAGGCTTCTTCCTCTGTAAGACCACCTTCGTATATATCATCCATAGTTTTATTTATGTACGAAAGCTCACCATCTGTGATACCTCTGTCCTCCAAGTTACGACCTATACCTACCGTATCTATGCCAAGATGATCTTGGTAGACATTCAAAACTATTCCCTCGTGGATAGCTATCATCTTAACTAGTTCATCACGATCGTACTTCATGTTTTTTTCCTTGTTGTCTTACGTTTTCTACCTGATGCAGTAACAGACCATTTAACTGCTTTAGGTCCTGTTTTCTTCTTGGCTTCAGTTTTACTTATTCTACCAGCCACTGCTTTTGGTCTACATGCAGGATAAGGTCTTTTCTTTTTCTCTTTACCAGAACGACCACACTTCTTGCCTGTCTTAACATCACGCCAATCTTCTTTAAACCATTTGGTTAAACTCATGCGTAAGTGCCACCACGTTTCTTATAGGTTCGTACAAGCCAAGCATTTGCATACGCTGAAGGATAGACCTTAAATTTCTTTTTTGCTTCTGCTTTTACTCTAGAATAAAGTGCAGCATTTTTTGGTTTAGAACCACTTTTCTTTTTTGCCATGTTACTTGCCTACCTTTTTCATTGCCAGTTTGTGTGCTTTAGTAAATGTCTTTCCCTTTTTCATAGCCTTAGTCATACTATCCATATGTTTTTTAGTATGATGCTTTGAGTGTTTCTTCATGGTAGTCTGCTGACGTTTAGTTAGTGCCATTTACTTTCCTCGCTTTTGTAGCTATTGCATGTTTTAGATGACTTATTAGAATGTCTCTCATCTTTTCTGCTCTAGCTCTGTCAGTAAAAGAATACTCTCTTATATCATCTGCATCTAGTCTTAGGGAGAATATATAGAAAGCTCCCTTTTTTACTATGCTAGAAGAACTACCATTTGCTACTCTTTCAGGATTAATTAATGTACCAAAGTTTGTTTCAATAATGTTTGACATCACTTCTTCCCCATTAGTTTCATTGCTTGTCCTACACCTTTAATTCCAAACGAGCTACTCACGGCTATAAATAAAAGGTATTGATACCAATCAGGCAAAGTATTAAGCACCTCAAAACCTGTTCTTACGTATTCTGTAAATGACGGAATGAAAACTAATATTGCTGGTAAAAGCAAAACAACCAAAGCAAATTCGTCTTTCCACGAATTGTCTGTAGCATCAGCCATAGACTTCTCCCATGCAACTTCTCCTGTTGCTACCTTCTCTGCAACGACTGCCTTAGCTCTGGCTTGTGCTACTTTAGCTTGACCATCAGCCTTTACTTTTTCTACCTTGCTGTTCATCCAAGAACCTGCAAGATTAGCTATAGGACCTATTAACGCTGTGAGCATGTGCATCCCTTTTTAGTAAACCTACTGTCAATCCATACTTTACCGTAGTACAGAATAAATAACCACATAGTAAACAACGCACCTTCTAGGTACGATAAATCATTCCAAGCATCTAGCACCATATTTTCCATTAGATTCTCCCTTGAGATTTATGTAATTGTTTTACATATTGTCTGTAGAATTTATTGCTTATTTTGTTTAGTATTTTAAACATAGCAAAATTAATTGAAGCTAACATTTATTTTCCTAAGTTTTTAATTTTTTCTTTTTGTTTCTACTTAATTGTGGCACTCTGTACAATGCGTCTGATCCACCTTCTTTTCCTGATGGAGATTTAAATTTAAGAGGTGGTGCTTTCTTTTTTGTTTCGCCATAAGTTATGAATGGATTTAACCTAGATTTGCCTTTGTCCATTCTTTTTTGTTTACCACTAAGAGGTAGATTCTTTTTAGACTTTGATGCTTTAGGTTCAGGATTGTACACTTTTCCTGTATAATTTTGAGCTTTCTTTTGCTCTGTCATTGCAGGTTTTCTAGGTGGGTTAGCATATATTTTACCTACACTTTTTGGTCGTGACTTTGGCAAAGGAGTTTTTTTATTTTTCCCAGATTGAAACTCTACTTTACTGTCTTTTCCAGACCTTTCTTTCATATATTGTGTCACACTGATCTCCCTTTAACACTTCCATCTTTTTCTAGCTTGCCTTAAACGACTGTTAGGATTCTTTGCCGCTTTAGGAAACTTTTTCATTTGCCCTGCACTTCTTGCACAATAGGACTTTCTACGTTTGGCAGCTTTGCTACCTTTCTTTACTTTACCTGTAACTGCTGTCTTGAGCTTTGATCCGGGATTATCCCTTCTGTACTTAGCTACACCTTTCTTAGTCATACCTGCACCCGACTTAGTTGGGCGTTTCTGACCACCACTTATGGTGTGACCTTTCATTGTACCTTTTTCGGACATTGTTACCTCATAGTTGTCAAGAGGGCAAGTTGCCCTGCCCTCCCGATTTTAATTGTTACGTACCAGTTGTTACACTAGCAGTCTGCAATGGACCTGTTCCAATGTCACACATAATTGCTATGACTCTGAAACGACCTGCAGTAACGCCTGCACCCAATGCTTTAACTTGGATTGCGTCGGCAGCGATAACTGTGTTGATACCTGCAGCTTTTAAATTAAACTGGTATATAGCATCAGCATTGCCATCTACTCCGTCAGCAAACGCATCAATGTCAGTACTTAAACCAACATCGTAAGTTAAACCTGATCCACCTGCTTCAAGAACGTCGATACATCCACCGATAACCATTGTGTTATCAGGAACATCAATCATTTGTACGACGTCATTTGCAGAAAGGTTCTGGTCGGCTGCATCAAAGATTCTTGATTGAACCATGTAAGGTCTCGGCACATTGCCCGGATGTCCTACAGTTCCACCACCAGTAATGGTATGATTATAAGTAGTCATTAATTAATCCCCCTTACGCAAAATCTATGACGCCACGAACTATTGATTCTGGTCTTAAAACTTTTCGACCAAAAACGTGTAGTCCTCTAACGACATCAGAGAATGATTCAGTTGAACGTACCACTTCAGTCTTTGCGATGTGAGACGCTGTAGAAGTACTAGAGATATGTCCTGCCATGATAATATTCTCAGAAGCGTCTGTAGCGACACCTGATAATGTTACTTGGTCAGTACCTGCTGTACTATTTAATGCAGTAGACTTGTAGCATCTAAATCCTGCAAGTGTACCCGGAGTTGCAAGTCCGTTTCTTAGGTTTGAAGACGCATCGCCAGTTACCTGTACTTCTGCCATCTTGTTACCTGCCTGAAACATCTTCTCGTAGAAGATTGGAGGAGCAACAAACCATCTGTTCTCTTCTGGTACAGATTGATCATCTAATGTTCTAGCCATTAAGAGCATTAAATTGATACCTGCATCGTTGGTCTCCACATTAATTGGAGCAGATGCTGTACCTAAAGCTGAATTAGTAGTTGTTAATCCACCTGATAAACTTGCATCGTCAGCACCTGCAATACCTGCACCGTCTGACATAGCCTGTAGTATGTTGGCATCGAATTTTCTCTTTAGAGCAAAAGCACCTGAAGAAGTTGCTAATGCTTCAAAGTTGACATGTGAATGTCTTTCTTCGATGTCATCGATTTTAAATGCAAAAGCATTTGCTTGGTCAACGGTCATTGTTACCTGATCGTCTGCCAAGTCTTGAGGGTTAACAACAGAACCTCTTGTGTACGCTGACACAGTAAGTGTTGGTTCTTTTATGATGTTAACAGTGTCGCCAAAGTTTTCAATTTCGCCAGTATAGTCGGTATTCGTAATATCTTCTGCAACCGAAGCTCTACGGAAGAACTTAAGAACTTTTTGGCTAAAAATTGAGGGAGCAAAGTTACCTGACGGTAAGTTAGCATACCCTGCAGCTGTATCAAAAGCCATTTTCTTTTCCTTCCTCTATTTGAGGTTAGTTATTGGGTTATTCGCCCTTCTGCTCGTGCTTGATCGATTTCTTTTTCAAGTTTTTCAAACTCCCACGATTTCAGTTTGGCGATGTCGGACATCTTCCAAATCTTTCCTTTTTGATCCGATGTTGCAACGTCTTTTGGTTGAGTCTTAGTAACCGTAGCTGCTGCATCGTTTCTGCTAGATTTAGTAGGTTTTTTATTAGATATGCCCATCTCTGCTTTATAAAGGGATACGACTTTGCCTGCCCATTTAGCATCAGTATTGTTTTTATAAATACCATCACTAAGTTGTGTAGGTTGATCATCGAGCCACTCAGTAAATTTCTCACTGGTTTTTAACTCACCAAAATCGGGATGCGTGTGCATTAGTTCTTCATACGCTTTCTCTTTCTTAAGAGCTTTTTCCCTTTCTTTAACGACTTGGATTTCTTCTCGCAGACTAGCAACTGTTTGTTCAGTCTTCATACCTGAGACAGTTTCGACTACGTCAAAAACATCTGGGTACTTTTCCTTAAACTCCTGAAGTTCTTCTGCACTCTTTGGTGTAGGAGTATCTGCAGGTAATCGTTGCATGTTGTCTTTAATTGCTTGAATCTCATTAGACATCTGTTCACGTTCACTTTTAAACTCATTAAGTTTACTGTCATAATGTTTTTTTAGGTCATCATAACGTTTTTTGTAATCGTGTTCATCTGACTGCTTAGTTTCTGCAAAACTTGTACTTTCCTCTTGAGTAGCCACTTGTTCAGTGGGGTCTTGAGCTTGTACTTCGTCATCGTCATCGTCTCTGTCCACTTCTTCACGGTACTTATTTTTGTAAAGATTTGGATTGTTAGTTACTCCGAAGGAGTCATTTGGTTTGTTTGCTCTCGCACCTTTTATTTGTTTTGCCATTGTTATTACCTCATTTATTGCAGTGCCACATGGCTGCGGGTAGCTGCTTCGGATGTCAGGGCCAGATATTACTGGGTAGCTGACTAATTCTTAAAATAATTTTCTAAGATAATCTAAAAAACCTCCATCATCACTGCGATCCTTTATCTCATCAGGTCGTTTCATAGGTAAAGGTATATTACTAGGTATTGGTGTTGAAGGTTCAAATTGTTTTGGACTAATTGTTTTTGTACTTAATTTTGTATCCATTTTAAAATCAGACGGTACGTGATACACATGTAAAACTTTTTTGTCCTTAGAATTAACTGTTCTAGTTGTTTCTTTAAATTCTTTTCTGTTTACTTTGCCTTTGTACCAACTGCTTCCTGAAGTATTAGGATTCCAAAAAAATAAAGCGTTGTTAGTAAAATCTTTTCTAGCACCTGCCATAACTTCTTCAGCAATATTTCTTACTCTAAGGTAGGCGTCTTTATCTTTCTTAAATCTTTTTATAGTCTCTCTGAACTTTGTAGGCTCATAGGCATTGAACTCAAAAATTCTTTCGCCTTTTTTTGCACCTTTATAGGTTCTTGTTATCTCGTTGTATATATCTTTGCCGAAACCCGGATAGTTCTCTGCATTTGCCCTGTTTATTAAAACGTGAGCTGCACCTTCAAGTCCTTCGTCTCCTAAGTTTTTAGCTTCACCCCACATAAGTATGGCTAAAGCATCAGCTAGTGGCATTTTTCTAGCAAGTTTCATAGTTGCTTGTCTTGCTAATTGTGGAGTTGCGTATTTTTCTTTGTAGGAATCGGCAACTTTGTCTATGGTAAATACGCCATCGCCTGTAGCAAAGTTACCACCTTTTGCAGCGAAACCTTGACCAGCCTGTACCTTTTCCTGATCGCCAGCTTTCTGCCTGCGTTCTACTTCACGCTTACCTCTGTTATTGATTTTTTCTAATCTGTCGTAGCCAATTGCTTTTGCTACATGGGGTGGGACTACAACTTCACCACGAGAGATTTGTATATCTAACTCTTCTCTACTTGGTATTTTACCAATTCTAAAGTTTTTGTCAACCCCTATATCTCTAGTCATGGCTTTTTTATAACCTTCAGCTAACATTTTTTGTACATCTATAGACCCTGCATACTCTACGGCAGGTGCATTAATTACAAATGTACCATCTTTTACTTTAAGTGGAATGTCGTCTGCAATGGTTGTTTGATCATTAAATTGTTCAGGAGGACCTCCAATAAATCCTGCAGGTTCGGCATCTCCTCTGCCCCCTAATGCAAAGTTCTTTTTGCCAATAAAGCCACCTTTGGCAGTCATACCCCCCATATCACTAGAGTTAGAGTCATTAGAGTCAGTGCCTTCAGAGCCACCACCATAAGTTTCACTTAAACCACCTGTTGATCCGACTGCTCCTGCACCTGTAGAAGTTCCTATTCCGGGATTAGCAGCATTTATGTCTTGAACATCCGATAGTGTGTCTTGAGTTACACCCCCAAATTCATTTACGCCTATTCCCTTACTTAAAGCATTTTGAATATCTACCTGAGCATTAATATCAGTCTCAAGACCTAAATTTCCCGGACCATCTGCAGTAGCATTGTCTCTGTATTGTTTTCTGGCTAGAAAATCCAAAGTAAGTTTATCGTTTTTAGGCTTACCCCAAAAATTATTATTTTTACGTACTTTTGATAAGATGTCAGTAAATTGTTTGGTAGTAATACCATATCCTTTTGCAGCTGCTTTAGCGTCTGACATAGTTCCAGTTCTTGACGAACCATTTATACCGTGATGAAATCCGTTGTTACCATAGCCTGATGTTGTTTGACCCAAAGAATCAACTCCAGTTCCCATAGCCAACTGCTCCCCTCTTTCTGTCTGATTATTATACCCAGAGGTAGTGAATCCTTTACTAAGTGCGTCTAAATTACTCAACTGCTCTATTGATAAATCTGTAACTCCAGTAAAAGTTTTTCCTAGAGGGGCCCTGCTTACAACTTGTCCATTTATATACCCAAAATAACCTACTGCTCCTCTTTGTGAATATGGAACGTCTAAATTTGCGTTCATAGCCGCTATACTCTGTGATATGTTATTACTTTGCATGGAAAAGTTTATATCCATAACTGTGCCTAAAACAGCGTGATTAGGTCTAAATGAAGGTTGACCTAGTGGGTCTTGAACTTTTGTTCCTGTTGCAAATCCAGTTATTAAACTTGTAGCTATAGGGTTAATTCCTAACAACCCCAATCCTTTTTTTGCAGCACTTGTAGCTAAAGTTTGTATGCCCTTTTCTGTTTTTAGAGATTTTATATCTTCTTTTGCTTCTTTTCCACTTTGAGGAACACTAGCAAGTGATATTCCAAATTGTTTACTTAGGAAACTTTGACTTCTATCTTTAAAACCTGCGTTTTGTAAAGACGTATTGTAGTCAACAAAACTAGCATTGATGTTACCGAGAGAAGAAGAACTACTTAATGCGTTATCAACCCCCGAAGATAAATTACCTATGTCAGCAGTTGATTCATTGTCTCCCTCACTAATGCCAACCTGACTTATATCTATATCACGTTTACGATCTTCATCATTATCATCTATGTCACTCCAACGTTCAGGATCACTTACTTTGATACCTGTTGAATCTAAACCTTGCCTGTAGTAATCTACATCTTGAGATATGTATTCTCTTCGTGATATTTTTTGTTTGTTTCTATCGGGTTGACCAAAAAAATCACTAGCAAAATCTAATGTAGCAAAAATGTCAGACATTCTTTACGACTTCCCTGTGACTATTCTTCAAATTGAGGAGCATTTCCAGTAAAGCCAGCTTCCCCTGCAGTTGGCGTAGCTCCGACTCCGATTGTGCCATTACCATTCCCTTGATTGTCAGTTCCCGAAGGTCGTTGAGATACTCCACTAGGTTGTCCCATTCCTTGCTGTTGACTATTGGGGTCAGCACCCTCGCTTGGTCCTTGTTGAGCATCTGGCATCATTCCTTTCAACATTTCTGCGTATATCTGAGCTTCATTTGCATCATTGACTAGTGTATCAGGGTCAATGTCTTGAGCTATTGCTAATTCTCTCATTAAGTTAGGTATTTTTATAAACGGTGCAAGCATAGGGTTTGCTACCGTCTGTAATAAGGATGTCAAACGTTGACTTCTTACTTCTTTTTGCATTACGGCTGCAACCCCACGAGGTTTGATTTCTAAGTCACCTTCTATGTCATCTACATTTTCGTTAAACTGCATATTCCATTGAAAGTATGCTTCACCGATTGGCTTTAATAAATTATCATCTATATTCTTTATAACTGTCTTCATTGCAAGACCTGCAGAACCCATAAGCATTGATAAACCTGCTGCAGTTCTACCTGTTCCTGTTACACCTGTTTGTCCGTGCATAATTGATGGTATGCCCGTCTCTTCATCTGCAAGTTGACGAGATATTTGATACATCTGTATGTTCTCACCTGCAGTGTTTGGAAACTTAAGACCGTTGATTGCAGTTCCTGTTACCCCTGACTGTCTACGGAATATCTTTCCGGGAAATATATCCATGTTTTGTCCGGGAACTAAGCTTGCTTCGTCTACGTCAAACACAAGGTTACCTGCAAGTGCCAAGTTATCAATAGCCATTCTTACGTGACCATTCATAAGCAACTGTGCATCTTCCATGTTCTCTGCAACGCCAACTCCCCATAGTTGATAAGGATTTATTTCAAATGGAAATGCTTGGAACGGTATTCTAGCAGGGGTAAACGGATTAGCTACACAGCGAATAACCATGCTACCACACACCCACACATTTACTTGTACTTGATCAAACTCTGACATTTCATTGACACCATCCATGCCAACTTCATCAGCATATTTCTTGTCAATGACTCCCCAATATTCAAGAACTTCAAATCTGTTCTCTTGGTAGTAGGGTTCGGTCTCGTCTTCTCTAATAGTATCTTCGTAATACTTGTCTTCGTAGTTTGCACCCTTAGCAAGACACTCTTCTATTGCTGCTGCATCAAAATAAGGTCTTTGTATCAAACCACGTAGTTGTTGACGATTCATACGGTGTCTTTGTATTACATATTCACAATCTTCAATGCTTGTTGCAGACGGATCAGGATGAAAATCCCACAAGGATACATATTCTATACGTGGTACAATTTTTTCGTAAGGAACGTAGTTTCTTTGTCCGTTCTCATCTCTCTCCCACTTGTGAACTTTTTTGTAAAAGTTAAATGGTCCTTTGATAATTCCTGTACCTAACAATGATGCTTCAAAGATAGCTTGCCTGAATACATTGACTGCATTAGTATCAAGAAGCTGATCGTGAATACACTTCTCCATCTTTAATGCCATTTCTTGTGCAGGTTTAAGTTGAGGTTCTCCCATCTTAGAAGGACCTTTAGCTAACATGTCTGGAAATTCTTTATCGTAAGTTCCTAGTTTGTGTGGCTCATTGGCTTGCAATGCTCCGGGTGGAACTTGTCTTCCGTCTCCCTCAAATCCATACGGATCAGTGGCTTCATCAAGGGGCGTCTTCATGTGGGCAAACTCTTCTATACCTTCTGGCATAGGAGTTGACTCAACAACAACTGGAAACTTTTTATTAGCAAACAGAATATCTATTATCTGTCCGTATGCTGCAAGAACCTTAGTTTTTGTTATTTTAATGAAGACTTTGGAACGTTCAGAATCACGATACTGTGTCGTTGAATCATATATTCCCCTGAAGTTTTTAAAAGCTTGTAGCCATCTGTGTTCATGGGTGCGTCTCCCATTTTCAGAATCCTCAAACTTATTGCGTACATATCCTGCTAGTCCGGGCATTTGCTCGGATGGATTAGCTATAGGTACGCCAGTATCATCTTCAGGTTGAAGAAAATTATCAGACATATTTTACCTTACTTAGAAGTAGTTTTTATCGTCAGCCATAGAAAACAGAGAAGCTTCTACTGTTGGTTTAGATTGTTTCTTTGGCATATCAACTTGTAACTCATTGTTACCGTTGTTTGACATATCAAAGTCTTTACCTTCACGTGTTAATTGATTTGATCCCATTGGGTCATCAACTGAAGTTTTATCACTGCTCATTATGTATGAAGCACCGTAGTTATAGTTATTGTCTGGCATAACTGCCCTCCTATTTAAGTTGTTTGTAGTAGGTCTTGATCTTTTTCACCATACTTACTCATAAAGCCTTGAGACGTAGGTGAACCCATCTGCTGATTTTTCATTACATCAGCTTGGGAAATAAACCCTGCTTCAGGGTCTAAATCTGTGTCAGTCATGCTAGCGTCTTCTTGCATAACTCTTAATGCTTCGGGTGGAAGTGTTTCTGGATTTGCTGTATCAGGAATGTCTTCAGCTTTGGGTGCATTTGGATTTACTTCAGGTGGCTTATCTGAACCTTCTCCTGCAGGACTAGAACTAAGTAACATGTTAGGTAGCATTGAAACTGCTCTTGAACCACCTTCTACTGCTACATCTCTTACCGTTTCTGCTGCGGCACCCAACCCTGAAACAACTGGGCCTCTTCCTTGTTCTCTGTATTTGTCATAATCAGCTTTGGCTTCGGCAACTATTCCTGTAACCCCTATAGCACCTAAGACAGCTTGTGTACCCCCACCTAAAGTTATTCCCCACTTAGCTAACTTTTCTTTTAGACCGTCAGACAAGTCATCTGGAGATGCAGGTGCATTGAGTAGTTTGGATTCTGCTTTTAGTTTTGCTCTCACTTTTTTCTCAGCTTCTTTCTTTTTGACGTCTTCTACCATTGTGTCTTGTGAAGCTATGATGCGTTCTTGTCTTGCTTTATCTCTAGCAGTCTCTGACTCATATAATCTTACTTGAGCTTCATTAAGTTGTGTTTGTTGAGTTGCTGTTAGTGTTTGCTTTTGTATGTCTGTTAGTTCTGTCGCAGACTGCTTTACATCTTCTTTACCAAACGTGTAAGGGGAAGAATGAGGATTGTATGCTTTTCCTTCTGCAAAACCTTTTGATGTGTTTGGTGAACGTGTTACGAACATATCGTTTACAGTAGGTTTACCTAAGTTAAGAGCTTCTGTCTTAATTAAGTTATCTGAGATTTCTCCAACTCTAGGGTCGGTTATAACGCCTACATAACTTTGCTCAAGCAAATCACCTTGTGCAGTAACTGTCGCTCCTGCGTGACCCATCCACCCTTTGACTAAATCTCTAGGGTATTTAAATTCATCAACTAGTTGTCTTGCTAGTATTTTTCTTAAAACTTTAGGGGTAGCTTTACCCCCACCTTTACCGTCTGACGGAAGTGAGTCACTGAACTCAGCTTCTAAGGCAGGCTTTACGTGTACATTCCACACTTTCTCTGTAGTGCCTTTAGTAGTAGCAAATAAGTTTTTAGTTGAAGGATCGCTACCTGCTTCTCTTGCTAAAGCTTGTTGTTTTTTACCAGCTAAAAATTGTGCGAACGCACCTGTGTATTTAACAGCAGGGCGTGTCTTAGTTTTACTTTTCTTTTCTGCTATATTAACAACAACATTACCGTTTGGGTCAGTGCTTACAGCAAGATCAGTTATTTTTAAACCTTCTTTGCCTATATTTGTTTCAACTCTTTGACCTGTGTATTTTTCATAAATTAAATAATCTTTTGCTTCTTGATTAATTAGTGGATCAGATAAGGCTTTGTTGTATACCCTGTCAAAGTCACGAGAGTAGATTGTTCCTCTCATTGGGTCTTTAGGTCTGTCTTGGACTCCTTTTAGACCAAACGCTTCTTGAGCTAAGCCACCTTTACCAGAAAGCTTCTCGTAGTTTACGTCGGTTACTTTTGCCGATCTCAAACCTTTGCTGAGTTGATTTTCAAATACACTGTACTCTCGCCACCTGTTTGTAGGCTCTTCTAGAGCGTCTGAAAATTCTTTAGTGTTGTATGTGTCAAAAAACTTAGAATCTAAATCTACAGCTACATTGTTTTTTAAACCTCTTATTGTATCTGGTTTTTCTGTATCTTTTCTGGCTGCAACGTAATCAAAAGCTTCACCTACAGTTAGTGAACGATCTTGCACCTTCTGTTTAAATAATTCTAAATCCATTTATTAATATCCGAATGTTTCATTTTGCACCTGATAGACCTGAGCCTTGATGCCATTAAGCGTCTGATGAATCGCTGCATACCCTGTCATCCTTGTCATCAACATATATCTTAGAGCATCGTATGCGTGATCTTCTGCTTTAGTGTCTACGTCTTCGCTGTTAGTTTTGGAAAGAGGAATTGCTGCCAATTGCTTGACAGTGTTGCTGCAATTAGAAAACACTCGTAATCTAGGTTCTTCTGTTCTTGGGTCATCTGCAAGCCTACGATGTATTTCCATCTTACCTTGTATTCTGTTACGATCAGACGGTGTCCAACGAACACCACATCTCATCATTGTTTCTGCTATGGAAGGACCAAATCCTGTCTTATTCCAACAGGAGGAGTCAAGTACTGTATAGTGAGGTAGAGGGTCTAATTGCTCTGCTTCTAGTATTCTATCTGCTAATTGTTCTGCTGTCAACTGTTTTACATACAATTCACGATAAATCCATATATTGTTATCCCAGTCAATAGCACCCCACAAGACACAAGAAGGACTTGCATACCCGTAGTCAGCGGCACGTATTCGGGGCCAGTTGGTAGGTAACTCAAAACTCTCGACCACATGTTTTGCTCTGCTAAATTCTGGGAAGGCACAGCCATCGGCTACATCCCAATCCCCTTCGAGTAATCTCTTCCGTTCTATTTCAGGTAGTGAACGAAGCATAGCTTCATATTGTCCATCTGCCATAAGGAACGGGTTGTCCGTAAGTCTCGCAGGAATGAACCTACGATAGAACAAAGGTTGACCTTCCTTTTCGTGTCCTTGCGGCCACAAGAAAGGTCTGCCTGTTTCGACATCAGATGCAGGGAACGGTTTGTTGTGTTCACCTACGTCGATGTACATCTTCTTAATCCACCACCCACCGATTCCACCCGGATTGGCAGTACACCTCATATACAAACTTTGTTGCAACTCGGGGTCGGTGCTTCTCAATCTTGATCGGAGGTAATCCCACACGTAAGGTGTTGGGTATTGGGTTATCTCGTCTATCCCTATCCAGTTGAAAGCTTGTCCTTGAAATCGGGTTACATCTTTGTCTTTGTCTAGATAGGTAAACCAAATGGTTGCTCCAGATGGGAAGTGCCACGTTGACTTTGACTCCCTGAACTTTGCACCGGGAAACGCTTTGGGGTAGAGTTGTCGTGACTTGTCTATTAACTCAGTAAGTTCGTCAAGAGTACGCCTGAGAAGAAGACCCCTATGATTAGGATTAGTGCAATAACGAAGGGGGTCTGCCAACAAGGCGAAAGATTTGCCCCCACCAGCAGCACCTCCATAGAGAACATCTCTTTCACTAGACGACAGAAACTCTTCTTGAGGTCCTTCATTCGGCTGAAACACGACTTCCCTATTTCCAACAAGTTCTTGGACAGGTGGAGGAAGGCTTGCCAACTCCCCTGTATCGATAACGGTAGTTGCATCTCCCTTAAGAGCTTTCTCAACCTTACCAACTTTCTCTTCAAGCTTTCTGGCATATCTTCTTTTACTTTCTGCTACTTTGGTTGTTTTTTCTGCACGCTTCTTTGCGTCACGTAATCTCTTCTGTGTCTGTCGCCTTGCTTTTTCTGCAGCAGACAGGAAATATCTTTGCTTAGGTGCTTCGGGGTCTTTCTTAGGGCGACCTCTCTGGGGTTTATCCGTCAATTACAACGTCTTTCTTCGGCGGCAACAGAACTATTCCATGCACTGCCTGTACATTTACGTTGGTTGTTTCCTGTTTTCCCAAGCCAACCCTGTTTAAAAGCGATTCTGCAGCCCTGAAGCGTAGGTCGTCTCCTCTCTCGGGTACGGGGTTGTCTATTGTCGTTACTAGCCGTGTAGCAGCCTTAAAAGCGTGCATAGACAGTACGTTCTTTGTGCGATTGATTATCTCATCGGCTAAACTGGTCTTTAACCACGTTACGCTGCCCTTTGAGTAGCCCGCTGCTAACGCTGCGTCGGTGACATTGCCACCATTCTCGAACAGATTGGTTAGAAATTCTTCTTGTTGTGGTGATATTTCACGCTGGTTCGTCTTTTGTGGAAGTAAATTTGTCACATCTATACGCTTTTGGTTGATAACTAGGTAGATATTTAGGTAAGTCTACTGTTATTTCTACAATTCGCTGCTTACATAGCATTTCTGTAGCATAAGGACCTCGTGTATCTTGCAATTGCCTACAATCGGACTCTTGTCCTAAGTAACAAACTAGTACAAATGCTTCAAACACGATAAATTCCTATTAAGTTAAGTCAAGAACCTTTCAGCTTGAGCCAAAGCACGAGAGTTTGTTTGATTGCTGCTGCTCGAAACTGGTCTTGATACAAAGATTATACGTACAGAATACCCTAATGTCAAATAAAAAATAATTTTGGCATAAATGTCTTGACTTTTCTGTCAGAATGGATATAATCGGAGTAACACCTCCGGGAGATACACCTATAACCCCCAGCGTATCCTACAGGGATACCCTAAAGGGTGCAAATAACTTGTACAAGTAACTCACACAGATAAAAATATGGCGACATTGCTAGCAGATGCAGGGGGGTCCCCCATGTCCCTTGCGTGGGCGTATAGGTTGAATTTATAGATAATCCTCATTGAGGTTTTACCTTGCCATTCCATAGGCTCAAAAGCTACCCACCTATCAACCAACTGTAAACCTAGCTAAACATACGCACGCACGCACGCCCGTGTAATGCTATTTGTCATTTTAGATTGTACAACTAAACCTCAAAAGGTATTCATTGCGATGCAGATTGCGAACAAATACCCAAACACCACCAAACATGATTACACAACATAAACAACGCTTTAGTTATATATTAGGCTACTAAAAGAAAAGACGCCTTAGAAACTAATCTAAGACGCCTTTAGGGGAAGTAATTTGCTAACTGTTACTTGTTTAAATCAACCATTGCATAGTTACCAAAGCCAATTTTCTTAACTGTTTCAACTGTGGTTTCATTAAGAAATTGATTTCTATATCTTGAAGTGGTTCTTGAATAGTTCCACCTATTTTGATCAAGGTATGTTTCATTATTTGCTTTAACTGCAATAATAGAATTATAGCTTTGAAATACTTCAATTCCATTCTGCAAGGTTATAATAAATTGGTTAGCAATTGGTAAGCCTGATCTAGTGCTTTTAAAGTTCTCAACCTTTGCAATGTTAGCAAGCTTTTTATCTCTGCTTGGCATATCTTCAAGAGTTAAATTAAATGTAATCATCTTATTTGTTCCTTTCAATTATTATATAGTTTCCTTTAAGTCTTGTTTTTTTAGTTACACAACCTGAGCAAATAACGCTTTCATAGTCATTTAACTTACCCTCTAAAGCCTTTTTAGGAATGTTAAATTGATCGTTAAATGTTTCAACATAGTTACAATCATTGCATTTAAAA